AATTTCAGCGCTGCGACTGTTAGTGGTGGAATCAAGGTCAACCTATTCGGCAAGCCAGAAGAGAACGAGGCCATTCAAGCCCAGGAAGTTACCTTTGGACGCAATGCTGCAGAGCTTCTTGGCTTGCCATCCAATAAAGTCGAAACCTTACGTCTATTCCTTAACGACCAACCTCTGAGCAAGGACGGATTGGCCGCTATCGTTAGGACTACCAGACAGGCCGACTGGTCCCCAAGCATTGTTGCTGGCGACACCCTCATTTTGGCTGTAGACAACACCGATCCTATTACCTATACATTTCAAAATTCCGACTTCATTGAAGAAGGAACTTACACCTCGGTATCTTCAGGCAACAGTCTCGAGAGCTGGTCAAATGTGTTCAATAACAAGTTGACCGGGATCACCTCGTCAGTTGTTGGTGAGAGAATTCAAATAGTCTCCAATCTCGATCAGTCTGATCGCGCTGCTGTGTCTATCGATCCACTATCTACCCTAGTCACTAAAGGAATGTTTGACTCTGCCGTGGGGTTGTCGGCTACTGGAAAGTCTGCAGATTATGAACTCTCTAGAAACACAGCCCAAATCAGTCTGAATGTCCCCCTTTCTGCTGGCGACAACCTGACTGCTGGAACTGAAGACACGGAAGCTGCACTTCAATCGGCCCGCATCTTAGGTGGAGTTGTAACTTTAACCGCTGACGGCTACTTCTGGCTTTTGGTCGACGACTCTTCTGCTGAAATAATTCTAACGGGAGTTGTATCTAATAGTACTCTGACTGTAAGTAAGCCATCGGCCAACATAGTCCGCTACACCTCTGCCACTGCCAACGCCTTTTCAAATGTTTTTGTTGGAGACTATGTTGTTATCTGGAGTGATGAGCTTAACTCTGCCAATAGGTTTGAGGCTCGAGTTAATGCTGTAACGGCCACAACCTTAGACATCAAGATAACTGCTACTGAATTTGCCGCAGCTGTAGCTGAAGGCCCTCTTGTGTTTCAAGACGGCTTCATAGTAGTTAGAACAGATAAAGTTCCTCAAAAGTTTAAGGTCCAACTAGGAACGCAAACTTTAGGTGAAGTCGCCGACGATCTAAATGATCAGGCCGACAGCTGTGAGTTCTCAGTATTCGATGAAGAAATTTTGATAGTAAAAACTCTGACAAAATCTGAGTCTGGCGCTCTCTTGATGATCAGTGCAGATAACAATGCCGACACGCTGTCTCTTCCAATCGGCCAGTCTTCTGCTAGTAATGAATCTCTATATGCTTTCTATGCAAGCGGATATGCTGAAGGCAGCTTCCCGTTGTTTGTCCATTCAGATTTTGTTACAGAGGCTTCTGCCTCACCTCCAGATTCTTACATCTCGTCAATGACGACAAGCATCTCTCTGATCGGTGCAGGATTAGATCCAAATTTCATTGTAGGTTATCTTCAACCTTATAGCGCTATCTTAGATGTTCTGTCTCCTTCTGAAAACACTCCGCTGGACAGCTATTCGGGTTCTTCGATCACCATCGAAGACGACAGTTTGGTCAAAAGACTCAGAAGCCTTGATCGCTGGTATGCCGCCAACCCTCTTGATTTTGGTCAAGATGATAGTTTGGTTGTTGTTCTGGATAATGACGCAGCCAATGAAACCTTTTCTATCCCCCTTTATCGCATGGCGACGACCAATACGACTTTTGGATCAAACCCAACGTCGTTCAACGCCTACGATACGGATGCCGGTCCAACCTCTCCATTTACTACGTACTTCCCTTCGACCTTTCAGTTCGACAACTATAAGGTAATGATGCGAGCTAAGGAAGTTTTGGATCCGTCTGGCACTCAGAATGCCATCCTCTATCGCGCCGCCCAATGGGGGAGATCAGGAGAATATGTCAGTGTGGGTTATATTTACCCAACAGCTCCAAGCTTGGGTATCAGCAGTGTCATACAGGTAAATAGCGAAACCAACATAACGATTTCTCTAAAGTCGGGCGCTTCTATTCCTACAACTATTGACGGCACTACTGAATGGGATGTTACGATTACTCCAAACACTCCAGTAGCCGGAGTTGATCAGGTCACATATTCTTGGAATGGTATCGGGACCGCTCCAGGGCTAGGCGGACTATCCGGTGGAGAATACGTCAACATTATCTCTGGGTCACAACTTGACCCAGCCAACCTAGGAACTTTTCGGGTTAGCACAGAAGGCGGATTCGCACCGACCTCAACCAGCTTCACGGCTGTTAGAAAAAATGGCGACGCTGTAGCTGAAGCCAACAAGGCAACTCTCGTTTCTAATGTGTTTAGTTTCTATGCTTCTTCTGCAACAACTGCCCTAGATGTTCAAGCTTATGTTGCAGCCAATCTATCAAACTTCATAGAAGCAACCATAGTTGATGATGGCGGCACGGCAGGGACTGGTGTTATCGTTAAGAGCACCTATGAAGAAAGCGATTTCACTTACGGCGAAGTGTTCCTACTCGACGGGTACAACTGGTTAGCATCATCCAACATTTCTGGATCACCGCAGTTTGTTTTCAAACAACCCCTATCTCTGTCGACAGCTACCGGATATGCCTTCAATGACGGCGAAGAGATTGTCTTTGTTCCTACGAATCTCAATCAACTTGTAGATTTCTTGAATATCCTAGCGGTAACGGGACTGTCTACTCTGGGAACTATCAGCGCAACCCAGAGAGATAGCAGGCTCGAGATAGCTACCCAACTACTTGGCGGCGGCGGAGCTGTTCAGATAGTCGGCGGTCAAGCAAACAATACCAGCACTCCTGTTCTTGGAAGCTCTTACAATACTCAGAATCCTAGCATCTCATCCGTCATCAATACTGTAACCGGCATCAGCAAGGCCGGACTCAATGGTCTACACAGCGACCAATGGGTTAGATTGCAAGCAGAAAATAAGCAAAATAAAGACATCTTGCTTAAGCCAGCAACAAGTGTGAGAATTCAAGCAAATCTCCCTACCGCTGGGCAGTCTACTGTCACCCTAGGCAATAAGTCCATGGGAGACCGTTACTTTGGTAAGCCAAGAAATCACGTCAGAACTCGGGCACGTACCTTTAAAGTAGAAAAGCAGGGAGAGTTGACCTGCTTTAGCTGGGATACGAGCGGAGTGTCTCCTTTCTTTCAAAAGACCGTCGACCTAGATGACTCTTTGGGCGGAACTGTAAACGTTGAAAAAATTGCAAACTCCAGCGACACCCAGTATTACGTCGAGTCTGGAAATACTAACTTTACCGAAGTCTCTATAGGAGATCTCCTGGAAGTTCAAAATATGGCTGAAGACGCCAACAATGGCCTGTTCATTGTTACGGGTGTCGACCTTAATGGCGAAATTATCAGAGTATTAAACCCCAACGGCGTAAATCAGTTCAATAGTGGGACCTATACCATAACGAACAATGCCGACATTGCTGGGGATGATTTTATTGTAGGCGGCAATACCTTAACCGCAGGGGTTGACTTCACAGTAGGCGGAACGGCCTCTGTATCAGCTCAAAATTTAGCCTCGGCAATCTCAGCTTTGCCAGGAGTCTCCGCGACTTCGTTAAGCAATGTTGTCACTATAGTAGCCGACACTCCGCTGGCTGTCGTGAGCTTAGTTTACATTAATAATGTAGGCGCAGCTGGAGCGACGACCTCGGGAGCTTTCCTAGTAGGAGGCAGCTTTGTTGCCGGAGACTTCTCATGCACCACAGAAGTGGCTGAGAACGACTCGGTTATCATTGGTAGTCCATTTAGCGCTCTCAACCAAGGAACGTTTAGGGCTGTGCGTAGATATGACGATTCTTTTTACATAGAGAATGAAAATGCTGTAGAGGAGCTTGTAAGCATTCCTTACAATCCTATCTCTCTTGGTTTTGATGGGACAACCCAATTTGACGTCGATGCGACCTTAAACAGCTTCAGACTTTCTTGGGATGGGACTGGGACAGAGCCTCAGCTTGGCGACGCCAATATGGGCGATGAGCTTCTTGTGGGCACTGACTTTTCAGCTCAGAACCAAGGAACTTGGATGGTAAGCAAGGCCGAACCAAAGTTGCAAGAAGTTACCAGCATTACGCCTCCACAAGGAAGCCTTATTTCTGGCGGACAGCACTTCTATCTAAATGCAGCGGAAGATGCAACCCTCTATTATGTTTGGTACAAAGTCAATGGCGTTGGTGTCGATCCAGCTCCAGGCGGAAGAACCGGCATTTTAGTCAACATTGGATCTACCGACACTCCGACGCAAGTAGCATCAGCAACTGCCTTAGCAATCGATGCCTTTTTGGATTTTATTGCTGTGGCGTCTGGAGCCGAAGCAAGAGTTACCAATGCAGGATATGGTCCTTGTACCGACGCCGTCAATATCGACGTTAGCGGCGGTCTGGCTATTCAGGTTGTTCAGCAAGGGCAGAGAACTTTCCTTGAAGCTGTCAACGCCTCAGCTGTGTCGGATATAGCGATAACGATCTCAGACGTTCTAGAATGTCATCGCCCTCCATTCTTGACTTACGAATACGAAGCAACTATCCCAGACGATTCGTTTGTCGTAACCGGGAGTTTTTTAGGGCTCACCAATCAAGATAGCTGGAAGATTCTCGATGTTCTCAGTCAAGAGTCTATTGTAGTCGATGGGGCAATGTCCTCAATCGATCCAACCGTTCTCTCTGGCGATGAAGAAGACGTATTGGTTCAAGAACGGATCCCATTTGCCGGTTATAAGCAGATAACTTTCATATCGGTAAATCCTGCCAATATAGCACAGCGCGGTATTGTTGTTTTCTCTACTAGATACCAGGCTAACCGTATCAATGAGTCTTCTGCTACTCAGATTTCTGCTGTAGGAAAACTCGAGTTCAGTGAAGTCTTGAGGAATGGTCTTGATAGTTATAGGTATGATACCGGACTTATCGGAGAAGCTAACCGCATCGTTTATGGTGAGCCTCGCGACACTACAACCTATCCAGGCGTTGCTGCTGCCGGAGCCGAGATCTACATTCGCCCTCCACTGATTCGTGTTATCAATGTTGGCGTAGCGGTAAGACTCGAAACTGGTATTCCATTCGCACAGATTGTGGATCAGGTTCGCTCTAACGTGTCGGCTCTTGTTAATAGCAATCCTATCGGACAACCTATCGCTATCTCTGACATCGTGACCGTTGTGAATCTAATTCCTGGTGTTCGCGCTATGGCAATTACTTCGCCTCTGTACAATGCCTCCAACGATACAATCAATATTGGGCCATCCGAAAAATCTAAAATATTAAACGCCTCATCTTCCGTTAACGTGAGTCAGATAAACTGAGGTCTAAGTGGCTGAAAACGATAATAACTTAAAAGAATTACAGCGACTTAGGACTTTCTTAAACCCTGCCATTAAGGGGAAAGTTACAAACGCTATTCTTGAGTCCTTAGCCACCGGCTCAGGATATATGGTGGATCAGATCGAAGCTGTTAATGAGCAGCTCTATATCGCCACGGCCTCAGGGCAATATCTAGACCAGCGTCTTGCCGATTATAACCTCACTCGCCCGGCTGCTGTAGGGCTAAGTGACGATGTTTTTCGTGAAATAGGCATCAATGTTATTAATAGCAAACAGATTAGATATCTCATTGAACAACTGTTATTAGCAATGTTCGGAGAAGAGGCCGCCAATTCAACATCTTCTAGCACTGAGTTTGAACCGTACAACCTAGATGACGGCGACATGTTGATTGTCGGTTTTGACGGTCAGCCATCTTCTACTGTTATTTTCAATAGTAGCCAATTCACAAATATAAGCTCTGCCTCTGCCCTTGAAGTTGCCGATGCGATAACTAGGGGACTTAGGAGTCAAGGTAAGAGCGGAAGCGCTTTTGCTAAAGATGATGGGGCCGGAGGGTATGTCGTTCTTTTATCAGACACGACAGGACCCTCATCCTCAGTGACCGTCTTGGGCGGTAGGGCACAGAACATCCTGAAATTTGAAGCTATCAGACCGACTACGGCTGGCCCATCTACCACATGGACCGTCTCACAGATTTCTGGCGGATCTTTGCGGTACACCTGGACCGCAGGGGCCAATCCTAGCATCGGTAAGGTCAGAGAAAATGACTACGTAAATATTTATGGGACCTCTTTCAATACCGCAAATCAAGGCACCTACACTGTAACAACAGTTAAGAGCGGGACTGTTGGTAATGCCTATTTTGAACTGGATAACCCTAATGGGATTGTCGAAGTTGTAGTTCAGGGTACTGTCGATTCTATTTTGTTTTTCAATCCCTTTGTTAGCAATATGAGCACAAAGCAGCGTTTTGCTGCAGCGTATCAGACTCAGACTAATATTTTGAATATCTTCATTCCCGCAACAACCAAGGTTGTTCGGCGTAGTAGGGTTGGCTCGGCGCATTTGCACGAATTGAATCTTCCAAGTACTCCAGATACCTACGGTCCATATGTTTATGATTTGTCTCAGCCGTTTGTGATCTCAAGTGCTGCCGGAACTACAGCATCAACAGCTCTAGATTCAGATAGCGGAAGGGTCATCTCAGTGACTGACTCATCTCAATTTCCAGACTCACCCGGGAATATTATTTTAGGATATGGAACTTCCCATCAAGAAGGACCTATACCATATCTGGCCAGACCTAGCAACACCTCTTTGTTGTTAAATCCATCTTATACGATTATCAACAATCATCCAATTGGCACAGATGTTGCGCTTATATCTCAGCTGGGTCCAGTCGTCATTGCTAAGGACGGATCGGATTACCCATTTTTCGTCACCGACATTGTATCGGGCAGAACTTATGCTGAAGACCTGATTAATGCCATCGTAGCAACCGGAATTACCACTGTAATTACAATAGTTTACCCCGGAGATATCGGGCTCGGGAAGTGGGGTACTCAGTATTCTGAAAAAACCTATATTTGGGGGCCAGATCCACAATGACAACCAAAATTAAATGGACAAAAGAGCTACTGCATTTGGAAGCATTGAAATATAACACCAGAAGCGAGCTTAGAGCGAACAATCCTAAAGCGTACAAGAGTATCGTCAGAAATAAGATGTACGATGTTTTCTCTCATATGCTTAGACGGCATAAAAGTTGGTCTAATGATGATTTGTATAAAGAAGCTCAAAAATATAATAGTAAGATAGAGTTTAAAACACTTAGCGGCTCTGCCTATCAGACAGCTAAATTCAGGGGTATTTTGGATATTGTTTGTTCTAATCTTATCCAGAACAACAAGTGGACTTTAGAAAAATTGAAAAACGAAGCGTCAAAGTATAAAACTAGGAGAGAGTTCCAAACAAACAGCTCGCCGTCATATGCGGCGGCTCTGCGCAACGGCCAATTAGATCAGGTGTGCCTTCACATGGAAAAATCTACAAATATTTCCGTTCCAGAGAAAGCTCTCTTCGACGCTATCAAAAAAGAATATCCAAAAACCCAGCAATTAAAAGATCGTAAGGTTTCTATATCTAACAAGCCACATATAAAGGGTTTTGACATAGATATCTATGTCCCTGAGCTGCGCAAGGGGATCGAGTTTGATGGTGACTATTGGCATAGTCTCGAGGGCCTAAAGCGCAGTCGACCAACTTGGTCAAATGAAGATCTCGAGATTTATCACAAACTAAAGGATGAGCATTTTAAAAGTAAGGGCATTGAGATATTGCATATAAAAGAAGAAGATTGGCTACACAGTAAAGAGGACTGTCTAAAAATATGTCTAGAATTTTTAGGATTTGCTTATGAATAGTGTAGTACTGACAGGCGCACTAATTCGCCTATACATAAATAATCGTGTCTATAAGGAAGTCCAACAGGTTGCCTACAATATCGACTACGGAGAGTATCCAATTTATGGAATTGACTCTCCCATAGCTCAGGAAATTGCTCCAGGCAAAATTACCGTCTCGGGGTCTGTTTCTGGAGTAAGGGTTAGGCACTCAGGCGGACTTCAGGCTTATGACGCCAGGCCTCTAATCCTAAATAGCAGATCTTCTGCCTACATTAGCATACGGATCAACGACAGGTCGACCGGGGAAGACATCCTATTCATCATGAGCGCGAAAATAACCAATCAAAAAATGACGATAGGAACCAAAGGGACGGCCAAGCTAAGTTTTGACTTCATAGGATTGGTCCCTTTAGAACCCCTAGACAGGGCTTTTTAGTCCCTAACATCTGGAGTGAATTTTTTACCCTTAGTGCGATGAGGACAAGAATCGCAAGAACGATAGTAATGAGTTTCTGACAACTTGTAGTACTTAATTATGCGCAATTGGCCTTCTTTACACTTAAAACAAGACCGCTTGTTGATCACCGGGTTGTCCAAAGTAGGCTCTGGGAGGTCGTCTTCCTTGTCCTTACCTTCGTATTTGTCCAAGCAGCCAGTACACCAGCCTGAATCCAGGCGGCTTATGGTCTTGCGTAGTCGGTTAATCTCCATCTTTAATTTCTTGTTCTCGTGCGCTAACTTCTGGATTTTACTAAGTTCTTTGTCAGCCCTGTCGCCTTTTCCACTATTCCAGTTTTTAGACATATTCAAAAGCACTCCTGAAGCCTTATGTTTAAGATTGTGCGTACTCAAGAACGATACAATAGTTTTGAGAGGTTTTCAAGAGGACCGAATCTTTAATCTGAAGGGTATTTTAAATGAGCGTTTCTAGACGATTTAATTGGCTTTCTCAGGCTCGCGTCGATACACCCCATTTGAGGTCTATCGAGTCTGCTACGTCTAATGATTTTGATGAACTGCTCAATGGCTGGGTAACAGGTCAAAATGGCTATGTTATCAGGGGCTTCGAGCTAAACATGACCAACGCAATCGGTGGCGCTGCTGCTGGATTGCAGATGCTTTCAGCCGATTCTTGCATTTTCAATACCAATGCCTCTCAGTCAGGCACCTTTCTTACCGTTCCCTCATCCACTCCTAATGATATCCTCAATTCTACGATCAACCCCAATATTGTTGGGTCTTTTGCTCCAAATGCCACCAATTACATCGGCATAGCCTACACTCGAATTGTTGACGATTCTACCGCCGATCAGATCTATCTTTGGGATCCAACAAATCAGGACGAAATTACCAAAATTGCCCCCTTGGCCTTGATTCTCGAGTATCGCATTGTTATTACCTCTACTGTGTGGGCTGCAGACGTCCTCCCTATTGCCAAGGTCTTGACTGACGTCGCTAACAATGTTGTAGAAATCACCGATCAGCGCCCTATGATGTTTCGCCTAGGGACTGCCGGGTATTCTAATCCAGATCCGGCTTATGTCTATCCTTGGACCGCTCAGCCAGAAGGAAGAACTGAAAATCCTCCATCGTCCACTTCCAATTCCTCCAACCCTTTTGAGGGCGGAGATAAGATGCTTTACAACATGAAGGACTGGATGGACGCAGTCATGTCCTCCTTCAAGGAAATCAAAGGCACGACCTATTGGTACTCCGGCAATGTCGGAGGATCTCTTGTTGATTTGAGAGCCGACCTTGCCAATCTAGTATTCACTGGCAAAGGCGACATGTCTCACGACGCCGCCACTGCCGGAAAGATGAACTGGTCACAAGACGTCGTCATCAAGTTTATTGGCGGAAACCTATCCTACAAAATCTTAGCCAACCCATCTTCCTCTGACATTGTTTTGGCAGACGATCAGGTTGCTTACGTTACCTTTGTTCGTGATCAACTAGTAATTCCAAATCTTATATGGACCAATGCAAGCTCTATTGTCGCTTCTGTTGGGGCTGCCGCATGGACTGCTGGTCTCATCGCCGGAGATTGGGTTGAACTTGCTGCCGATGATTTGACGCAATATTACCAGATCGCGTCCGTGGATTCTCTGAGTCAAGTCACTCTTGTCTCTCCTTTTGGTGGAGCCTCAACCGGAGCGTCGGGAGCCCAGTCTCAGTATGCTTACGGCGTTTATCAGGCCGTGGCCGTACCGTCTTCAGGAAGACATATTCAAATTGCAGCACGAGCCAATGTCCCATTTGATGAAGACACGTTCTGGATCATGGTACGTGCCGACAACGGTGGAAGTACTCCGAGAGTTTATGCCCGTTTTCTAGCTGCAGAAATTGAGCAAGGTGAAACTCGCCAAATCAATGACAATCAAACTCTCGAGATCCTGACTTATACTGGATCTCTTGGCGAAGCTGATGACTCACCTCTATACTCGACCTTGCTTGGTTCTTTGGTAGCTGAAGTCACAGACATCACCCTCCCGGCTGCTGCATCAATAACAACCGGACAGTATTTTACCATCAATGCTGCCAATGACACGACCGAATATTACGTCTGGTTCAACAAGGACGCTGCCGGTGGTAATCCACTGGTTGTCGGTAAAACCCCAATCGAAGTGGCCATTTCTACTGGCGACACAGCTTCTCAAGTAGCGTCTTTCGTAGACACTGCAATTAACCTCATAGCCGATTTCAGCTCCTCGGTGTTGTCTAACGTTATTACAGTTTCAAATACCTCGGTTGGCCCTACTACCGATGCCGCTAACTTTGATGTCGGCGGCGCTTTCTCAGTTCTAGTGACAACTCAAGGCTCGGGATCTCCCAATCACTATGTTGTAGATACTGAGAACTTGACACTGTCTATTAAACGCCTTGATCAGGCTATTTTTAGCAATGCTGCAGATCCAGATCCTCAGGCCTATGAGGAGCCTCTTGACATTGTCGTCGGAGCTCCAGCTAATGACAATGAGTATACGGGGCCTGTTGCTCCAAACACTATTCTCACTCTCCCTGCAGACTCTAAAGATAGCGATGCTATTAAGACTTATACTGTAGGAAAAGGACAACTCTTAGTATTCTTGAATGGACAATATTTACGTCTAGGACAAGACTTCGATGAAGTCGGGTCTCCTGGAGATCAAAGCAATGAAGTCGAAACACTGATATCCTTGGTTGTTGATGACACTCTCGAATTTAGAATCCTTAAGGCTGGTAGTGGGGCTGGTAGCGGTGGATCTGGAAGCGGAGAAGCTAACACAGCCTCTAACGTCGGTAGCGGATCCGCTGTGTTTAAACAAAAAGTTGGTGTGGATCTCCAGTTTAGACGCATTAATGCTGGTGCTGGTGTTGTTGTTACTCAAAACGCTAACGATATTACTATTACCTCCACTCCTACTGCAGCAAACGACAACGTTGTCACTGTTACGGGCGTTAACTATACGGCAACAGCTGCAAACGACGCTATTTTGGTCAACACTTCTGGCGCTGACAGGAACGTAACCTTACCATCGGCAATCGGAAACACCGGCAAAAAGATCAAGATCAAGATGTTAGACTCTGGGTTCCAAGTCAAGATCAAGACGATATCAAATCAAACGATAGACGGCGTAGACTGTACCGTTAGTTCTCTTGATATCGCAGTTCAGTATGAGGTTGTTGAAGTTTTGAGCGACGGGGCAAATTTTTGGATCATTTGATCGATTTGGTCAAGTATCGGGGGATATATTTCTTACAGACCTTACGCCGCAATCATAGCTGAGGCAAATTCTGCCACAACTGGGATCAGTTTTGAGATTCAAAATGATAGCGGATTCAATATCTCTGCCCTTCAGCCCGTCACTTCCGATGGTGTGGGTAAGGCAAAAGCTATCGATCCTTCCAATAGCGACGATGCAATCAAGATAATGGGCGTTGCTGGGGAAGCGATTTTGGACGGGTCGTTCGGACAAGTCTACAGCCATGGAAAGTTTGAAAACATAACCACGACCTTTGACTTTGGTGATTATGTTTACGTATCGATATCGGGTGATCTGACTAATGTTTTGCCATCAGAGGGCGTAGATGGCTTTGTTTCGGGAGACTTTATCATAAGAGTTGGGGTTATTGTGAGAAATAAAACAACGCCAAGCCAGAAGGATCTGGTTATTAACATAGGGATTGTGGGACAAATATAAATTATGAAAAGAATTAGAAAAGTTAACGTAAATAGCCTTTCAGAACAAGAACTTAAGAACGCTGAAGATATTATTTCCAAGAAAATGCTTGAGATCACAGATAAGGCAATTCTTGAAGCAAATCGCATACTTAACGTATATGGATTTGAGGCCAAGATGGCATTGCAGTTCAAACCGATTGAAAAGGAATCTTTAAAGTAAGATTAGATAGTAACACAACCAGGAGTGTCATATGAGTGATATCAGCAAATTAGTCCGATTGTTAAACGGGGTCTCTAGACAAGTAGACATTTCATCCAACACTCTTGTGATGGATAATCTTAAGGCTAAGCTTGGTGGGGCTAACTACTTTACGTTCTCTGGATCTTTGACGGCAGCTCGTACTATTACGATGCCAGACGCTGATGTTAATCTGGGCTATATCGCTAACCTCGTAAGTCTATCGGGCGTTGCTGGTGGATCGACCAACCTGGGTAGCTTTACTGGGGTTACAATTCCAGATAACCAGACGATCAAACAAGCGTTGCAGGCATTGGAAACGGCTGTCGAAGCTGGATCCGGTACTACTTTTGCTGATGACGTGTTTCGCATTCAGGATGATGGCGATGCTACTAAGCAAATTGCCTTTCAGGCCTCTGGAATCGCTACCGCAACAACTCGTACCATTACGATGCCCAATGCCGACGTTGACCTGGGCAATTTGGCTGAACGCGACCTAAGCAATCTCCTCCCTACGGCTATCAATGAAAATCTTGTGTTCGACAAGACTTCTCCTGTCGTTCAATCAAAGAACGATGCCGGTAATACGGAGATGCTCATCGTTCAATCCGGAGACTCCTCTGCCGGAGACTCTGGCATTTTGGCTTTGGTTTCGGGTACTAGCACTGCCTCATCCGGTGTCGTGATCCTCTCATCGGGAGCTGTTAGCGGGTCTGGGGCGAGCGGGACTGTGCTTCTTCAATCTGGTGGGAACACTGGAACGGGGGCCAGCGGTTCTCTGCAAGTGGGCTCCGGCTCAGTTTCCGGAGCTGCTACCAGCGGCACTGTTAGCTTGGGCTCAGGAACTGCCGCATCAGATCCGGCAGGACAATCTGGAGCAGTAGACATCTCGTCCGGTAATGCTGCCGCTGGCACTGGGAATATGCTGGTTACTACCGGATCTGTCTCGGGGGCATCGGCGGCTTCTGGTAATGCAACTTTTAGATCCGGTGATGCTAACGTATCAGGCGGTGCCTCTGGGGCAGCAGAAGTATTATCTGGCAATGCCGATGTCGGCGGTGCTACCGGCAATGTTGCTATGTACTCCGGAAGCCAATCAGGCGGCGGAAGCGGGACATCTGGCAACGCAGGCATTCTTACTGGATCTGCCGACGCCGATACTGGGTTGATCAGCCTTTTAACCGGGGCCTCTGACAATGGTAATTCTGGGGACATCTCAATCGCTACCGGATCCACGGCTGGCTTAGCGTCAGGAAATATCACCCTCTCTACAAGTGCCTCGTTTGGCACAACCAGAGGTTCCATCACATTGGATGGTAGCCAGGTTAATGTCTCCAGCAAAAAGATCATCAATCTTGCCGATCCTACTGCTGCTCAAGATGCTGCTACCAAACAATATGTTGATATCTCCCTGCAAGGGGTCAAACCTAAGCAGGCCGCTCGAGCTGCTACGACTGCTGACATTACACTCAGTGGAGCGCAGACGATTGACGGAGTTTCTGTTGTTGCAGGAAATCG